GACTTCTCATCGGTAATAACCGATATAGACTCTGAGACATAGGTTCCGTCTCCACCATCACCTGCTCCGCCGTCACCTTCTAGTGCTAGACCAGAGATAAACTCAAAGCGATTAGGTACATCAATGACTGTCGCTAATTCAGTACGACGTTTCTCTGCTTCGATAAGAGCGTTATAGAAACGGTTGTTAAACTCTCCACTTACTTTGCCACGATAAATGCCAGCATCTTTAAGTTGCTGTGCAATCTTGGCACGGATAGTAGGAGATGCTTGGCTAAGTCCTTTAGCGAATGCAGTAAAGGTATCCTCGCCTGCAACGGCTGCATTCTGCTGTGTACCAGCAGCCTGAGCAGCGGCGGCTGCCGCTTGCGCCCTAGCCTGGTCAGCAGTTCTTGCTGTCTCTGCCAATTTAGTCTCCTAACAGCGAGGCAAACAACACGTTGTATGCACTCTTTGTGTTTTCGTTGAACTCTGATAATTCACGCATCTTGACAATGGTTTCATCCTTGAGGTTCTGTGACAGGAATGAACCACCACTAATGACATCAAGTGACTTGCGTTCGTTCTTGTATGTGTCGTACAGGTCAAGCATCTCACGTAACTTGCTCTCAGTAGCAGGCATAACATTTGGCTTTGCCTCTAGCATCTTACGTAGATCATTGATAGCGTTAAGGCGCTCAATAGCCTTTTGGCTTCCCTGAGATAGTTCCTCAGCGACCAATGGACGACCTGCGAAGAACAATGTCTTCCAGTCTGTAAACTCTTTGCGAAGTTGGCTACGCTCAAAGTCTGTTCCTACCTGAGTCAAGGACTCTTCGTAGGCATTCTTCTTTGCATAATACTGTTGCAAATCTGCTGCAGTCTGGACCTCACGTAGATAGTCAGTGACTCGCTTGTTGCGCTTTAGACCCATATCTGTCATAGTCTTGTACGCATCCCAAGAGAATCCAGCCTTGTGTGGAATCAAGAATGCTGCACCTTGTGGGAACTTCTTGAATAGGTCTTGGTTCTGGTCTACGAAAGCACCTGATTCTTCAGCATAACGGAAGTATGCAACGGTGCTACGCTCTGATTCTGGAACAGTAAACGGAATCTGGTCTGGATATAGTTCAACCCACTTAGCCATTGCAGCGTCATAGTCACCTGGGTACTGGTCAAGTAGTTTATTCCAGAGTTGCTTGAAGTTAGCACGTCCATTATCACGTACCCACTCAGCCATATCGCTCTTGAGTTGTACTTGTGGTGATGCTGGTGCAAAGAAACCGAATACAAAACGTGTTCCTAGAATAGAAACTGTGGTGTTCTTGACACGTAGACGATACTCTTCAAGTTCCTGAGCAGAAGGTGGAATAAGGTTCCCAGCCTCGTCATAACGCTTAGGAATACCGTGACCGCCAGCCTCAAGATAGGTAACAGCCTTACGCCAAGCGCTGGCATACTGGCTATCGCGCTCATCTTGGTTCATTGCTGCATACAAACGGTTGACGTGTGCTGGCAAGAACGCTGAAACCATTGACTGATCTACAGCATACTTACCTAAAGTTAGTTGTGTAATGGTATCTGCTGCACCTGGATTGAAGATACCTACAAGATTAGATACAGTCTTGATAGATACACCAGCCAAAGGACCAGCAAATGTAGGAGCCAAAGAATCTGGGTTGAGAGATGGTGTAATCATCTTCAACTGTGCGCCAAATTGGATAGGAAGTGGAGTCTTGAACTCTGCATCTACACCAAAAGCCTGTAGCGCACCTTGTACAGCGCGATATACTGGCTCAATACCTGGGTAAACGAAGTACGGTTCGCCCTGATCGTCCTTTTGAATCCATCCAGAGTGGGTAATACCTTCATAGGTAAGACCTGCTTTGACGATTGCCTCTGGGTTATATCGTACAACGCGGTACACACGGCGATAAAAGTCTTCAGTAGCACGGTAGAAACGTGCAAAGTTACGTGAAGAGAAAGCAATCTGTGAACGAACCAGTGGGTTATCCACATACTGTAGTATCTGCGATGTTGCTCTTTCTTCAATAGCCTCAGCCAACTTACGCTTTGCAAGGTTTGTTGCTGCTTCCACCTTGGCTGGCTTAGTTGGATCTACATTCTTGAGGAAAGAATTGATGTAAGCATCATAAAAACCAGTCTGCTTCATCTGTTTGCGAATCTTAACCATCTCATTGATAACCAAAGGCTCACGTGAGAGACGTGCGTTAGATAAACCTAGCCAAGTCCAGCCCTTTGTCATAAGAGATGCGGTATAGGAACCAGCATCTGCTACGGGAACAAGGGTAGGTCCAATGACGTACTCTGGAATATCGTCTAGATTTTCTGGTAAATCATCTAGCGATAGGCGACCTGAGATGACGTACTGTCCTTTTTCATCGTCATAAACGCGAATCTTGTTGAGAAGGTCTGTATTGACTACAGCCTCACCTGCATCATCTACCTTACGCTTAGAAACAATCTCTTTGGCACGGTTGACAACGATCTTTGCGTGCTGCATTTCGTCAATGCCTTTTGCTGCAAGACGTGCATTCTTAGTAAACTCTGGATGCTTGACAATCCAGTCATAGACTAACTTGACTGCATCTTTGTTGTCTACGTTAGCCAAGGCAATAGCACCTAGTTCATCGTTAGCAAAGTAAGAAATACGCATCATCCAGGCAATCATTGCTGCTTCGTCTTGTTGACCTAGGGCAATCTTCTTGAAGCCACGTTCTCCGCGTGCGCGGGAGTACAAATTGTTTGGAACATTGATTTCCAAGGCAGACATACGTACACCTGTAGACTTCTGGAAGTTTACTGTGCGTGTGATGTAGTCATTGCCAGTGGCAAAGTTAAAGCCACCTTCAGATACAATGGATAATGTATTATCAATGTTACCGTAGGTAATCTGCTCTGCTAGTAACTGCAGTTCTTCATCATCTAGCGCACTGCCACCTAATCTGGTGCGTAGTCTGTTGACGCGACCTTCTTCTAGGGAACGCGCTAAGATGTTACGAGTCTGTTGTACTAAGCCACCTTGAGTGCTTTGACGCAATTCGTCAATGCGACGCTCAATGTCAATGACCTTACCTGGATTAAGAACTTTGTCTGTAACCTTGAGTTCATCGCGTAAAGTCTTAATTTCAGCCTTAGCGTTTTTAATAGCATCATCAAGACCAGCAATCTCTGCTTCGTACTTGGCTGCTTCCTTCTTATTGACAATACGCATTACTGCGCCAAGAGGATTCTCTGCGATCTTCTCGCCCTTGGTTAAACCTTTACGTAGGCCAATGGCTGTGTTGACACGTGTAGATAAATAACGTGACTTAGCAAGTCCCCAAGGAGTTACCTGACCAATAGCCAGAGCAACCATTAAATCTTCTGTGGCGTTACGGATAGCGTAACGTGGACCAGCAAGAGTCAAGAATGACCAAGCACCAGTCATCTTATCTACCCAGTCTTTGTTGGCAGTGCCAAGCATCTTCTGGATAACTGTGCTACGTGCTGCTGCTCTATCAATATCTACTAGGCTAGGTGCAGATACAAAGTTATTAAAATCAGATGGCAGAGCACCAACATCTTCAAACTCATCACCGAAGCGACCAACTTGGAACTTGACATCACCTTTACCAGTCAAGCGACGGACAATCAACTGTCCTGGCTCTGTGGTGTTGAGGCCACGCATATCAGCAATGGTGGACCATAGTCCATAAAACATTTCTTTGCGCTCGCCTACATCATCAACAGATGCGAATGTCTGCTGGAGTAACTGGCTGTCGCGCTTAGTCATAACGAGACGAGCAAGGCGATACATCTGCTCAGGAGCGTCTGTGGCTGTTACATCAAAAGTATCATCACGAAATAGTGGAGCAATAGCAAACTTAGCCTTTGCTCTATCAATACGCTTCATAATCATTGCTGTAGAGAATCGTGCTACTTCTTTTGGATTATCTCCAGCAGCAACATCAGCAACGGTGGTCTTCTTGCCATTGATAATGGTGTTCTTAATTCCGTCTGTAGTTGTAGCATCACCAAAGTAGGTGGCTTCTACGAACTTAGAACCCATCTTGTCAATATCAAGAACCTTATTTGCGGTAGTTGCGATAGCAATACGAGACTTACGCTTGGCATCAAGCACTGGCATAACTACGCGCTTGCGACCAAGGCCGCCTTTAATCATCTTGAGAGCATTGTCTGCATTTTCAAAGTAAGCCTGTGCAGTAAGTGCATTAGTTACTGGCTGGTCTGCTTTAAGGAAATCATCTACAACTGCAGGTCCAAACTCAGGTGCTAGGCGGCGTAGTTCGGCATCTGCAACACGTGCTGCTTCTGCGTTACCTGTTGAACGAGCAGTCTTGAGTTCATCAAGTTTAGCACCGTAGGTATCCCAGAAAGCCTTGCCATTAGGAGATGCAAAGTAGTCTTGTAGTTTCTGACCACCCTTAGCAAAGTTACCGTAGAGTACATCTACTGAATACTTAGAAACTTTGTAGGCGTTAGATACCTTGCCACCAATAATAAGTGGATCTGCAAATACACGATAGGCTGCATCAACCACACCAGAGACAAGTTTGTAGGCAAGACCTGAGCCTTCAATCTGCTTTGGAAGAAGTAGGTTTGCTACTTGTCTACCTGGAGAATACTTAGAGGCATTGACTGCATCGAGAGTATCTTGGAACAAATCTTGTTCAGCCTGTGTTCCAGCCTTCTTGTAAGCAAGGCGAACATACTTCTGCTCTTCAGGAGTAGCAGAGGCCATAATCTTTTCTGGTTCTTCACCAGCAGCAATACGCATCGCAATAGTAACTGCGGTATTACCAAACTTTGTACGAGCATCACCAATGCGACCAGGGTTAAATACTTTATCGCCTTTGTCGTTTGCTTCATCCCACGCATCGGCAAGACCCATTCCTTGGGTAGCGCCAATAGCAGCGGTACGATATAGACGTGTTGTAAAGTCTGAAACGTTCTGCAAACCATTCATCAACTTGCTTCCAGCGTTCCATACAGCACCACCTGTGTAGTGCCACGCAGTTCCCAACCAGCCTTTATCAGGCTTGATAGTTGGATCCTCTGTACCAAATGTCTGCGCTAATGATTGTTGCTGCGAGATTGGCTTAGAGTTGTAAACTTTGTTGGCTACATCTGCTGGCAAATTGTTGAGTTGCTTATTGACAGCCACTGCCTTAATAAGAGCATTGACTTCACGCTTCTCTGCTTCAGTTAGACCAGCAGCCATTGATGCTGCTTTGAGGCTATCTGACATTAGTTACCTCGCGCTAAAGCCTCTTGATACAAAACAGCGATTTCGCCAGTATCATCAAAAGGTAATAGTTTTGCTAAAGTGTCGGATGTCTTGATTCTCATAGGAGCCGCGCCCATAACTTCAGGACCAGGGCCAGGACCCATTGCAATACCTGCAGTGATTGGTTCATCTGGACGTTGTGATGGTGCAAACAATGGTGTTACTGGTTGTTGACTTGGTGCCATACCCATCTCTGATTGAGATGTGGGACGTACATCTGGTGTCTTTGCAAGTGGTGCGCCTGCTTTATTAGCGGCATTTTCTACACCTGAACCATATTCGGTTGACTGAAATGATAATCCATCGGTTCTCTTGGAGAACTTGCCAGGACCTGATACGCCTGCCATTGGCCCTCTAGCCATTATTGTCCTCCATCTTCTCTAAATCTGATGTGAATTGTTCCCACACTCTGGAAACTTTTGTTTTTCTATTTGCGTTATACACTGCTAAATCTAAAATCTCTGATGCGAGCATATCTATGGCTCGGATGATATTTAATACAAAACCTGATAGAACTACTAAGAAATCAGCGAGAGTAATAGAACGCGGTACATAATCTTTGTCATCATCCACGTTCTATTCTCCCAACGTAACACTAAGCCTTCTTGCCCTTACGAGCCTTTCCTGCATAGCCAAATTCGACTTTGCCACCTGGCTTCTTCATATCCTTCTTGCCTTCTGTTGGCTTTGCCATTGGAGCCTTTGCACGACCACCTTTTTTCATTTTACACCTCCCTTACCCTGCAATAGATGCGAGTAGAGTCGCTATATCTGGACGAGAGCCAGCAGCAGGGGCCGCACCCATTTGTTCTGGAGTTGGCTGCGAGGCAGGAACGGGGGCCATACCTGCTGCTGGAACTTCTTCGCCCATCATTGGCACTTCTGGTTGTGGTTCTGGGGCGAATACTTCATCGACAATGGTCTCTAGTTGCTTACCTTTTTGACGACCTTTGATAACTTCCGCGATTCGGGAAACAATCTGAGAAGGATCTTGGCCTTGTGCAGCAAGCGCTGGGATTGCTTGGGCATACTGAGCCATAGCAACACGCAAAGAATCACGCATTTCTTCAATGTCAACACGTTGTTCTTCTTGAGTAACATTTAACTCCATTGGAATTTCACGACGTACATAGTCGCGGCTTACAAGTTTGTCAGAACGCATCTGTAGCAGAGCAATAATTGCGTTGTTTGGATTCATACCAGACATAATGCCGTAACGGACATCTACGCCGTATTCACCAGCAATCTGCCTTGATGGTACATACTTCATATTGAACGGAGTACCGTCATCTACGCCCTTGATTTCCTTGGTCATATTGCCAAAGATTTTCTCGTCTACCTCAAAGCAGAGAGATACAAGTTCAGTAAAGAGGCGTGCAAACTGTGCTTGTGCTGCACGAACCTGTGTATCAAAGCCAGCCTGGAGTGCTTGAACTCCGCGACCTGTGATGATAGAAGCATCGATATTACCGCTGCGTACTTCTGGGTAGCGAGATCCTAGACGTAGTTCTCGCTCTAGAACGCTAG